AAAAGAAGGTATTAGAGAATTACGATATATTGATCCTCGTAAGATCAAAAAAGTAAGAGAGATTCAAAAGAAAGACGGACCCATAAAGATGCCTGGTAATGCACCAGAGCCAATGGAATACAAAGAGTATTATGTCTATAACGAAAAGGGTGTTGGTGGTTCAATGTCTTCTGGTGGTATTCGTATTCACAAAGATGCGGTATCATATTGTCCATCAGGATTAGTTGATCAACAAAAGAACGTTGTATTATCTTTCTTACACAAGGCAATCAAACCAGTCAATCAATTAAGAATGATCGAAGATAGTTTAGTAATCTATCGTATATCAAGAGCACCAGAACGTAGAATCTTTTATATTGATGTTGGTAATCTACCAAAGATTAAGGCAGAACAATACTTAAAAGACGTTATGAATCGTTATCGAAACAAACTTGTTTACGATGCATCAACTGGTGAGATCAGAGATGACAGACAACATATGTCAATGTTAGAAGACTTCTGGTTGCCAAGACGAGAAGGTGGCAGAGGAACTGAGATTACAACACTACCTGGTGGAAATAATCTTGGTGAGATTGATGATATTAAATATTTTCAAAAGAAACTATATCAATCTCTAAATGTGCCTTTCTCACGTTTAGATAGTGAAGCATCTGGTGGATTACAGTTAGGTAAAACTACTGAAGTTTCTAGAGATGAGATTAAATTCACAAAGTTTATTCAAAGATTGAGAAAGAAATTTATTAGTCTATTTTCAGATATGTTAAAAACTCAATTAATACTCAAAGGTATTGTGAGTGAGGAAGATTGGTCAAGTATGCAAGATTTTATTAAGTATGATTTCATACAAGACGGATATTTCTCAGAGATGAAAGAACAAGAGATTCGACAGTCACGTTTAGACCAGGCTGAAAGAATATTCAATCAACAAATGATTGGTAAAATATTTTCTATGGATTATGTTCTCAAAAATGTTCTACGAATGACAGACTTAGAAGTTGAACATCAAAGAGAAAAAATCAAACAAGAAATTGAAGATGGCCTTATCAAAGATCCATATAACGATGATGCCAATAATAATTATTAAGGAGTAAAAGTATGAGTGAACAAGTAAACAAAATGATTGATGCTTTAGACCAAGACGATCATATCGAAGCAGAAACAGCCTTTAAATCAGCATTAGTTGATAAAGTTGGTGCTGTTTTAGATGACAAAAGAAAAGACCTTGCGAAAACTTTCGTAAGAGCAGGTGAAACAGAACAACCTGCTGAAACATCAGGAGATGAAAATGTCGATACCGTTCAGCCAACTGAACAACCAGATACTGGAGCGTAAAGACGATTATAAGAAAGTACGATCTTATAAACGTTTAACACCTCGTCTAAGAAAAGAAGTAGATAAAGTTATGAACTTTTCTACAAATCGTAAAGGCGATGTTGATGTTCCTAAATTAATGTCTGTGATTGACAAGTCTCCTGCGAGAAGACAGTTAGAAAAAATTATAGATGACATATTGTCACAATAGGAGAGAAGAATGAAACTAAAACTATTAGGATCAAGTGTTGCTGATGCAAGTGGAAACAACATTGGCGAAGCTACATTAGTGCGTGTTCATGCTACATCAGCAGCAACATTAACACTAAGACTTGCCAGTGCTGGATCTGTTGTAGGAACAGTCTTTATTGCCGCAGGTGAAACTGTATTTATAGAGAAAAACCCTACGGAAGAGATTACTTGTGCCACTTCACACAGTACAGCCGTTGCGTTTCGCTCATAGTAGTTGCGTAGCATAGTTAGTTTTAAGCACGTAAAGCTTATAAATAATAAGTGAGTATAAAACAAATGAAACTTATCACAGAAGAAGTTAGTTCCGCAGAATACATTGTAGAAGAAGCGGAAAACGGAAAAAAGAATTACAAGATACGAGGCATCTTCATGCAGGCAGATATGAAGAATCGCAATGGTCGTGTCTATCCAATGGAAACATTGGCAAAAGAAGTCAAACGTTATAATAGAGAGTTCGTAGAAGCCAAACGTGCATTTGGTGAACTCGGTCATCCTGACGGACCAACTGTCAACTTAGAACGTGTATCACACATGATTACTAGTCTTACGCCAGAAGGTAAAAACTTCATAGGTGAAGCAAAGATTATGGACACCCCTTATGGAAAAATAGTGAAAAATTTAATAGATGAGGGTGCAAAATTAGGAGTTTCTTCCAGAGGCATGGGGTCGCTGGAGAATAAAGGCGGAAGTAATATGGTAGGAAAAGATTTCTATCTTGCTACTGCTGCCGACATTGTGGCGGATCCCTCTGCTCCAGAAGCCTTCGTGCAAGGTATCATGGAAGGCAAAGAGTGGGTATGGGACAATGGTGTTATACGAGAAGTCGATATACACGAAATGAGAAATACAATTGAGAGAGCTAAAAGAATTGAACTTGCAGAAAAACAAGCTGCTGTGTTTAAGTCTTTTATGTCGAAATTGTAGTATTTATAAATATTATATTATTAATTCGAATTAATAAGGAGAGAGTTAAATGTCAGAAGTAGAAAAAAACTTAGACGAATTGGAAGCGATTGCAACACAAGAAGTTGCAGAAGCCGCTCACGATGCGCCTAAAGCTAAGGCAGTTGCTCCAGAACCTTCAAAGTCCATGGATAAAGAAGTAGATGACACAGGTGATGCAGTTGTAGCACCAGATGCTCAGAAAAAAGACTACGCTAAATCCGTAAAACCTGCGAAGGACGCTGTAAACAAATCAGCTGAAAAAGGTGATTCTGCTCCTGTTTCTCAAGGTTCTTCTAAAGTAAAAGAACCATTAGCCGCTGGAAAACATGTTATGGCCGCTGGCGACCAAGTTGACCATGAAGGCGAGGAACTCGCAGAAACACAAGAAGCTGAAACTGCTAAAAAAATAGAGATTAACGTCAAAGACGATGTTGAAGCTCTTATGAATGGCGAAGACAATCTTTCAGAAGAATTTAAAGTAAAAGCTGCTACTATCTTCGAAGCTGCAATTAAATCAAAAGTAAGTGCAGAGATCGATAGATTAGAAGAAGAATATGCTAAGAATTTACAAGAAGCTAAAGAAACAGCAAAATCTGAACTAACAGAAAAAGTTGATTCTTACCTTAACTACGTTGTTGAGGAGTGGATGAAGGAAAATGAACTAGCCATTGAAAAGGGTGTTAAAGGTGAAATCGCTGAAGACTTTATTTCAGGTTTAAAACAACTTTTTGAAGATCACTACATTGATATTCCAGATGAGAAGTACAACGTACTAGATGCTCAGGCAACTGAGATCGATGAACTCAAAGGAAAATTAAATGAAGCGACTGCAAAAATCGTTGACTTAAATAAAGAAGTAGGTGAGAACACAAAAGCATCTATCTTTGAATCCGTATCAGATACACTCGCTGATTCTGAGAAGGAGAAGTTCAAGGGTTTGGTAGAAAGTGTCGAATATGAAGACGCTGATTCTTATCAGAAAAAGTTAGAAACTATTAAAGAATCTTACTTTGTGAAAGAGAAAGCAACTAATAACGTCACTGAAACTAATGACGCCGAGGGCGGAGCAATTGATATGACAGGACCTATGTCCGCATACACAGCCGCTATCTCAAGGACAAAGAACAAAAAACTATACTAAGTTATGGTTTTTATAAATATTATAACGAAAGAAAATAAATAGGAGAGACAAATGTTTTTATCTGAAACATTACAGGAGAAGTGGCAACCAGTTCTTGAGCACGCCGATCTTCCAGAGATCAAAGACGCTTACAAAAGAGCTGTGACAACCGTTATCCTCGAAAACCAAGAAAAAGCACTTAGAGAAGATCGTGCATTTCTTGGAGAAGCTGCACCAGCAAACCAAACTGGTGAAGCTATTGCGAATTGGGATCCAATTCTAATTTCTCTTGTTAGACGTTCTATGCCTAATTTGATTGCATATGACATCTGTGGTGTTCAACCAATGACAGGTCCAACAGGACTTATCTTTGCAATGAAATCCAGATTTGCATCAAACTCAGGTACAGAAGCATTGTTTAACGAGGCCGACTCAGACTTTTCAGCAAGAAATGCAACAAGTTCAGCAGTATCTGGTGCTTCAGCAGCAGTACAGGCTGGTACTAACCCTGCAGTTCTGAATGACGCTTCACCAGGAACATTCACAACAGGTTCTGGTATGACAACAGCATACGCAGAAGCTCTTGGAGATGCATCTGGTAACGCTTTCGCAGAAATGGCTTTCTCAATCGAGAAAACAACTGTGACTGCAAAGTCAAGAGCATTAAAAGCAGAATACACAATGGAACTTGCACAAGACTTAAAAGCAATCCATGGTTTAGATGCAGAAACAGAATTATCAAACATTCTATCTGCTGAGATTCTTGCTGAGATCAACAGAGAAGTTGTAAGAACAATTTACATTAAGGCTAAAAAAGGTGCCGCTGTTAACACAACAACTGCTGGTATCTTCGACCTAGACACAGATTCTAACGGTCGTTGGTCTGTAGAAAAGTTCAAAGGCTTAATGTTCCAACTCGAAAGAGATGCGAACGTAATCGCACAAGACACAAGAAGAGGAAAAGGTAATATCATTATCTGTTCTTCAGATGTTGCTTCTGCTTTACAAATGGCTGGCGTACTTGACTACACACCTGCTTTAAACAACAATCTAAACGTTGACGACACAGGCAATACATTTGCTGGTGTATTAAACGGTAGATACAAAGTGTATATTGATCCATACAGTGCTAACGCAGCTGCAAAGCAATTCTACACAATCGGTTACAAAGGTACTTCACCTTATGATGCTGGTATGTTCTATTGCCCATATGTACCTCTACAGATGGTACGTGCAGTTGGTGAGAACTCATTCCAACCTAAGATTGGGTTCAAGACCAGATATGGATTAGTAAGAAACCCATTTGCAGAATCATCTGCTCAGTTATCTGGTGCAGACACAACTGGTTCAGCAAACTCTAACACTTACTACAGAAAAGTTCAAGTTACAAACATTATGTAATTCGAACGGATTGTTGGTAGTTTACCACAACCACACCAAAGGGGCTCTTCGGGGCCCCTTTTTTTTAGCGTATAAATAGTAATATGACAGAAACAAAATCAGTATTAAGACAACCAACAAGTAGAGAATTAGATTTTGCATCACCTACTCAGTTTAGGTTCATCATACAGAAACTACCAGAAGTTCAGTTTTTTACACAAACAATTAATATACCTGGGGTATCAGTAGATGGTCTTATTCAACCTACAGCATTATCTCAGATTTCAATTGCAGGTTCTGATTTGTCATATGAAGATTTGTCAGTATCATTTTTAATCGATGAAGAATATAGAAACTATCGAGAAGTTTTTGATTGGTTAAAAGGTTTATCATTTCCAGAAAATCACACACAGTTTCAAAATTTTTTGGCAGAGGGTTCAGATCGTATGCCAGGATCAGTCAGTCGTGGTATACAAACAGAACCAGGTAAAACAAAACCTGCAACACCTGATGCTGGAATATATTCTGATGCCACATTGACAATACTGTCTTCGAAGAATAACCCACAATTAGAATTACGTTTTAGAGATGTATATCCTAAATCATTGGGTAGTGTTTCGTTGACAACACAAGATACCGAAGTTGCATATCTAGTAGCAGATGTAACTTTTGGTTATAAGTATTACGAATTTGCTACTATTTAAAACTTGACAAAAGTATATTTTTGTGATATAATATAGTATGGATTTAGAAAAACTACAAGAAGAAGCCTCCAAAGATTTAAAAATAGATGACACAGACCTGGACATGGAATCAGTTCGTACACCTATTATTCATAACAAATATCTTAAATATCTTTCTAAATTTTCACTACTTCTAAAGAGAGCGGAAGACGATTACGATGTTCTTGCAAAAGATAAATGGGAATATTATACTGGTAAAGCAGATGAATCTGTGTATAGAG